ATTTTTGTTTAACCTATTAAAAAATGGAGTAATTATGGCAATTGACTTAAATGCAATCCGAAACCGTTTGAATTCACTTCAAACAAAAGTACAAAAGACTGATACCTTATGGAAACCAAATCCAGGTAAGCAGCAAATCCGATTAGTGCCTTATGTGCACAACAAAGAAAACCCTTTTATTGAATTGTATTTCCACTTTGATTTTGGTGGTAAGACCATTCTATCACCCGTCTCTTTTGGTGAGAAAGACCCTATTGTTGAATTTTCAGAACAATTGAAAGCAACGAAGGATAGGGAAGATTACAATCTCTCTAAAAAATTGACACCAAAGATGAGAACTTATGTTCCTATTTTGGTACGAGGCGAAGAATCAGAGGGTGTTAAATTTTGGGGCTTTGGTAAGCAGGTTTACCAAGAAATCCTTGCGTTCTTCGCAGACCCAGACTATGGTGATTTAACCGACCCGATGAGTGGTAGGGATATTACTGTAGAGTTCAAATCAGCCGCAGAGGTTGGTAAATCTTATCCTGAAACATTCATTAGGGTAAAGCCAAATACCACACCTATGACCGAAGATAAGAACATTGTTCAATTGGTCAAAAATCAGGCCGATTTATCAACCATTTTCAAAAGATATACTTATGATGAATTGAAGAATATGTTGGAAGTTTGGTTGGAAACGGGTGAGGTAAAAGAAGAAGCAAAAGCAGAACAACCTGCAGTTGTAGAATCCACACCAACAACACAAAAGGCAAGTTCAGTAAAAGAAGCATTTGACGACCTTTTTAACGATTAATCGGTATGAGTAAACCTAAAGTGGATATAGTTCGTGATGAACTATCTACCATCCTTGCTGATAATCTTAACAAGAAGTTCAAATCCCAGCACAAAGTAGCCTATTATTTAGATGGTTCAGAGCAGACACCCACCGACTTAGACGAGTGGGTGTCTACTGGCTCTGAAATGTTAGATTTGGCTATTTCAAACCGAACAAATGGTGGTTTGCCTGTTGGAAGAATTTGTGAAATTACGGGGTTGGAAGGTAGTGGTAAATCATTAGTAGCGGCTCACTCAATTGCGGATACGCAAAAGAGAGGTGGATTAGGTGTGTATATTGATACTGAAAACGCACTTAATCAGGAGTTTTTGGCAGCGATTGGTGTTGATTTGAAAAAGATGTTGTATGTTCCATTGGAGACGGTGGAAGATATTTTTGAAGCAATTGATTCAATTATTGATTCGGTAAGAAAATCCGATAAAAAGAAATTGGTTACAATTGTAGTGGATTCCGTAGCAGGTGCATCAACAAAGGTTGAGATTTCAGCTGATTATGACCAGGCGGGGTATGCAACTCAAAAAGCAATTATCATTTCAAAAGCAATGCGTAAAATCACCAACTTAATTGGTAGAGAAAGAATCACTCTTATTTTTACAAATCAGTTAAGGACGAGGATGGGGGTAAGTTTTGGCGACCCGTGGACAACCTCCGGTGGTAAAGCAATCGCATTCCATTCAAGTTGTAGAATTCGTTTGAAACAAATGGGTCAGTTGAAAGCAAAGGTTGGTGGTGTAGAACAGGTGATTGGTATTAAAACCCGAGCACAGGTTATTAAAAACCGAATGGGCCCACCACTCCGCTCAGTTGATTATGATATTTACTTTGATAGTGGTATTGATAATTTAGGTTCTTGGTTAGAAATGATGAAAACCTATAAGTTAGCCAATCAAAGTGGTGCATGGTATACTTGGGTAGATAAAGAAACTGGTGAAGAAATAAAGTTTCAAGCAAAGAATTTTCCCGATATTCTTCAGACTCGTCCTGATGTAAGGGAAAAAATCTACAACGAAATTTGTAATTCTTACATTCTTTCGTACAAAGAAGCATCCGATGAAGCAAATGTTGATAATATAGAACTATCTGATTTTGATGATTAAGAATTACAAAGATATGTTGAGTAAGTTGGGGCAAGAAAACCAACAAGTTACGAATCAAACCTTAAATGATAGGGTTCTTATCATTGATGGATTGAATATGTATATCCGAGTATTCGGAGCAGTCCCTGCACTCAACGATGATGGTGAGCACTGTGGTGGTATAACGGGTTTCCTGTTATCCACCGCAGCCACTATTAGAAATTTGAATCCATCCCGTGTCATCATTGTATTTGATGGTAAGGGTGGTTCGCATCGGAGAAAAAAAGTATATTCCGATTACAAAGGTGGTAGAACAGGTCTGACCCGATTGAATAGGTTGCAGGGATATGAAGATATAGAGGACCAACAATTATCTATGCGTAAGCAATTTATTCGTTTGTATGAGTATCTTCAGAATTTACCTGTAACTCTTTTACAAGTAGATTATGTAGAAGCAGATGATTTGATGGCTTGGATGGCTAACCACTATTTTAAAAATGAGGTGATATTATTATCATCCGATAAAGATTTTTTACAATTGGTGAATCATAGGATTAAAGTTTATTCGCCTGTAAAAAAAATAATGTATGATGAATCCCTTATCAAAGAAGAGTGGGGTGTAATACCTCAAAACCTTATTTGGTATAGAGTAATTATGGGCGATTCATCCGATAACATTAAAGGTGTGAATGGGATTGGTAAGAAAACTATTTTAGGTAAAATGGATTTCTTAAACGATGTGGAGTTAGATTACGATGGGTTTATTACCGGAATTAAAGAAAATTGCGATGATAAACTATCAAAAAAATTATTAGAATCAGTAAAAACTATAGAATTAAACTATGATTTGATGCAGTTAAAATTACCTGAAATATCAACATCAGTTATTTCAAATACGAGAGATATTTTAGATAATCATCATCCAAAGTTAAATTTATTGGAGTTTAAAAAAATGTTTATGTATGATAAATTATATACTGCTTTTGCGAATGTAGATTCGTGGTTACGAAATAGTTTTATGAGATTGGATAATCTTTTAAAAAATAATTTTGAAAAAACCAATTAAGGTTGTATATTAGTATCATATGGAAAAATTTGGAAGTAAATTTGGAACGGGGTTTCAAACTAAAATCTTATCCGCTCTTTTATCGGATATGCTTTTTAGTAGGCAGATATATGATATATTAAAGCCACAATATTTTGACTCAGAAGCATCAGAATGGTTGTGTAAAACGATTTTAGAGTACATAGATACATACGAATCCAAACCAACATTAGATGTCCTTAAAACGAAGATAAGCCCCATTGAGAGGGATATCTTGAAAACATCGGTGATAGATACCTTAAAGCAGGTTTGGCGGGATTTAGAATCGGATGATTTGGATTATGTAAAAGAAGAAACCTTAAACTTTTGCACCAATCAATCACTTAAACAGGCTATCTTAGATTCAATCCCACTTTTAGAGCAGGGTAAGTATGATAAGATAAAATCAACCATTGATACTGCTATGAAAGCAGGTCAACCAACGGATGTTGGGCATGAGTATAAAACAATGGTAAATCAAAGGTATGATGATTTAGTAAGAAATCCAATACCTACGGGGTGGGATGTTATAGATGAAATTGTACAGGGTGGATTTGGAACAGGGGAGTTAATAATATTTGCAGCACCGCCTGGCATTGGTAAATCCTGGTCATTGGTTAATGTTGCATCAAACGCTGTTAAGAATGGTAAGGTTGTGGTGTATTATACATTAGAACTTTCAGAAGCAATGATAGGTCAAAGGTTTGATTCCGTTTTTACGGGGATACCTATACCAAACCTAAAATACAATATGGAAGAGGTTGAGAGGGTAGTAGGTTCTTTGCGAGGTGATTTGATTATTAAAGGGTTTAATTCAGGTACTGCTGGTTTGAATACCTTAAAAGCCCACATAGATAGGATGATATTGCAGGGTAAGAAACCCGATGTAATTGTGGTTGATTATGCTGATTTGTTAAAGGGTTCTGCTAAAGAAAAAAGATATGAGGTTTTAGAAGAGTTGATAGTAGATTTAAGGGGTATGGCTGGGGAGTATAGTGTTCCATTATATACCGCGTCGCAGATTAATCGTGGAGGGGCGGAGCAAGATGTAATTACCGGAACATCAATTGCAGGTTCTTTTTCAAAATTGATGACTGCTGATTTTGTAGTTTCATTGAGTAGAAAAATTGATGATAAGTTAGCGGGGACGGGGAGATGGCATGTTATTAAAAACCGATTTGGGCCCGATGGAATGACATTCCCTTCAAAAGCTAATTTCTCAAATGGGCAAATTTTGATATACAATGATAATTCAGTAGATGGTCAAAACACTCAAAAAGAGATGAAAGATGGGGGAACTTTGGTAAGAAAAAATTTATTACAAAAATACAAAGATATGAAAGGTGATATTGGGTTTTAAAATGTATTTATATTTACACACAAAATTTTTAGGAGATTATTATGGGATTATTTGAAGAGAGAATACCGTTTAAACCATTTGAATACCCCGAATATTACAATGATGGGTGGCTTCCACAAATGCAGGCTTTTTGGTTACATACCGAAATACCAATGCAGGGGGATGTCAAAGATTGGAAAGAAAACTTAAAGAAGCATGAAAAAAACTTGGTAGGTAACATCCTATTGGGATTTGCTCAAACCGAATGCGCTGTTTCTGATTATTGGACGGGGATGGTTACAAAATGGTTTCCAAAACATGAGATACGGCAGATGGCTATGGCGTTTGGTTCACAAGAAACAATCCACGCAACCGCCTATTCATATCTTAACGAAACATTGGGTTTAGAAGATTTTGCTGCATTTATGTATGAGCCGGAAATCAAAGAAAAATTTGAATTCCTAACACAAGTATCAGCAGATTGGACACCTGAAGAGCTACGAACAAATCCAAAAGCGAGGGCAGAGGTAGGCCGTAGTTTGGCAATCTTTTCTGCGTTTGCAGAGGGAGTATCTTTATATTCATCATTCGCAGTTCTTTATTCGTTTCAAATGAGAAATTTACTTAAAGGGATTGGGCAGCAAATGAAATGGTCGGTAAGGGATGAATCATTACACTCAAAAATGGGATGTAAATTATTCAGACATATGTGCGAAGAATATCCTAACTTATTGGGTGAGGTAAAAAACGATATAGAAATTGCGGCAAGGTTGATGGTGGAGATGGAGCTCAAATTTATTGATAAGATGTTTGAGATGGGAAATTTAGAAAATCTAAAAGCAGAAAATTTAAAAGAGTTTATAAAGCAGAGGGGTAATGAAAAATTGGCAGAATTGGGTTATGAAGGTATCTTTGAATACGATAAAGTTAGTGCAAGTAATTTAGAATGGTTTTATCACCTTACGGGGGGTGTAACCCATACTGATTTCTTTGCTATAAGACCTACTGATTACAGCAAAGCAGGTGAGGGGGAAGATTGGGGAGATATATTTTAATTTAAGGATACGATGAATACGGCAGATAGAATAGCAGAAGAATTAGGTTGGGAAAAAGAAGTTGATTACCCTTCATGGGGTCATACTGAAGTTTACCTAAAAACAATATCAAAGGGGTATGTTTTAGCAGGAGAGAAACCCAAAGATGCGTATTGGCGGGTATGTACTGCGGTAGCACGAAGATTGGATAAACCACAACTTGCTTCCAAGTTTTTTGATTATATATGGCGTGGTTGGTTAAACCTTGCTACACCCGTCTTATCAAACACAGGAACGGATAGGGGATTACCTATTTCCTGCTTTGGTATTGATGTGGGTGATTCTATCCAAGAAATTGGGCAGAAGAATTTGGAGATGATGTTACTTGCGAAGCATGGTGGTGGTGTTGGTATTGGTATCAATATGATAAGACCTGCGGGGAGTAAAATCACCGGAAATGGGACATCGGATGGTATTGTTCCATTTTGTAAGATATTTGATTCTACAATCCTTGCAACAAATCAGGGAGCGGTTCGTAGGGGGGCAGCATCCGTTAATTTGAATATTGAGCATAAAGATTTTGAAGATTGGTTGGAAATTAGAGAACCAAAGGGGGATGTTAATCGCCAGTCGCTTAATCTTCACCAATGCGCAATTGTTGGTGATAAGTTCATGCGTAAATTAGAAGATGGTGATGAAGAAGCAAGAAGAAAGTGGAGTAAGTTATTGCAGAAGAGAAAAGCAACGGGTGAACCTTATATTATGTATAAGGGAAATGTAAACAAACAAAACCCAGAAGCGTATAGAAAGAATGGGTTAAAAGTGTTTATGACCAATATTTGTTCTGAAATCGCTTTACACACCGATGAATCACATTCGTTTGTATGTTGTTTATCATCACTCAATCTTGCAAAGTACGATGAGTGGAAAGATACTGATTTGATTTATACTGCTATCTGGTTTTTGGATGGAGTATTAGAAGAGTTCATTCAGAAAGCAAAGAATATGAGGGGATTTGAAAACTCAGTTCGTTCTGCTGAAAAAGGGAGAGCATTGGGCTTGGGTGTTCTTGGGTGGCATACTTACTTACAACAAAGGGGTATTTCATTTGAAGGATTACCTGCTCAATTTGAAACGAGGAAGATATTCTCACAAATAAAGATTGAAAGTGAAAGAGCAAGTAGGGATTTAGCAAAAGAATATGGTGAACCCTTATGGTGTGTTGGAACTGAAATGCGAAACACTCATTTGAGGGCAATTGCACCAACGGTATCCAACTCAAAGTTGAGTGGTAATATCTCACCAGGTATTGAACCTTGGGCAGCGAATGTGTTTACGGAGCAAACGGCGAAGGGAACATTCATTCGTAAAAACCCGGAGTTAGAAAAGGTTCTTCGTAAGATTGGAATTAACAATAAGGAAACTTGGGATAAGATTTTAGAAGATGGTGGTTCGGTTCAAGGGATTGATGAATTGGAAAAGTGGGGATTTTTGGGAAATAAACTAATGAACATTCAGGAGATTCCCGAAACAGCAATCCAAAATAAAGAAATTGATTGGGTAAAAGATGTATATAAAACATTCAAAGAAATCAATCAATTAGAATTAATAAAGCAAGCTGGGATTAGGCAACAATATATTGACCAAGCCGTATCTCTAAATCTTGCGTTTCCATCTCAAGCGCCTCCAAAATGGATAAATCAAGTTCATTTGGAAGCTTGGAAAGAAGGGATTAAAACCTTATATTATATGAGAACCGAATCGGTATTAAGGGGTGATATTGCAGCAAAAGCAACTGACCCCGATTGTATAAGTTGTGATGGTTAATAAATTAAAAAGGATTAAAAATGGTAGAATATTGGTATTTTAGCGCAAAGTGGTGCGCACCGTGTAAACAATTAGCTCCTATTATGGAAGAGGTATCTAAAACTATACCTGTAAAAAAGATTGATGTAGATTCGGAATCCGAATTAGCAAACTCCTATGGAATTAGAAGCGTTCCAACTGTAATTTTAATGAAAGATGGTTCGGAGTTCAAAAGGATTATCGGAATAAAATCTTTAGGAGAATATTTGGCACTTTAAAAATTATTTTGTATATTTGTATAGTTATGAAAAAGCAATTAGAACAGGTGAAGCAATTTCACGAGGTATATCATCAAAAGTATTACAAAAGTCCAACAGCTCAATCAGATGAAATTTGTGATTTGAGGTATAAGTTGGGGGTGGAAGAATTAAATGAGTATAGGGAAGCAAACCAAAACGATGACCCGGCTGGTATTGCAGATGCTCTCGCAGACCAATTGTATATCTTATTAGGAACAATTCTTCAGCATGGGATGGGTGATATTATAGAAGATGTATTTGATGAGGTTCATAGTTCAAATATGTCAAAGTTAGATGAAAATGGTAATCCTATTTACAGAGAAGATGGTAAAATCTTAAAGGGCCCAAATTATAGAAAACCTGATATTGGAAAGATAGTCCATAGATTTTGGGAATCAGAAAGGTTACAATCCGAAATTATTTTTAATGAGGAGATTTAATATGTTGTGCGGTGAATCACATCCAAAACACAAACTTACGGAGGGACAGGTAAAATCAATTCGTGAGTTGTGGAGTGTTGGGCATAGGAACATTAAAGTCCTTGCAAGAAACAATGGCGTTTCACCTGCTAACATTCGTAAAATCGTTAAAGGTTATACTTGGAAACATATACTAACATGGCCATATGAAAGTAGAGGGTAAAAACTATTCAGATGTATCTAAATTCTGTGTAAGGTTAATTAGTAAATCGGTGGCAAAGGAGATGATTATAAAAAATCACTACAGCCACCTATGGACAAAAGTTAGTTATTCGATTGGGTTATTTTATTTAGATGAGGGGGAACATCAATTTTTCGGTGGGGTTAATGAAAAGTTGGTGGGGGTTGCCTGTTATGGTGACCCAGTGGGTAGAAATTCCGGCACCTCCATATCCGAACTTTTAGAACGGACGGAGGTGCTGGAGTTGACCCGCTTATGGATTGAAGATGGGTATGGGTGTAATATTGAAAGTTGGTTTGTTTCTCAGACATTTGATTGGTTAAAGAAAAACGCACCACATATTAGAGCACTTATATCATATTCAGACCCGAAAGAAGGGCATTTAGGAACGGTGTATCAATCTACCAATTGGTTGTATCAGGGTAATAACCTACGATGGACTGATAGTTGGAGTTTTAAGTGGGATGAGGATGGTGATTGGTTTCATAGTAGAACATCGTTTGTTAGGTATGGAACGAATGACCCAAAGCAAATACAAAAAGTAATTACAAAACCATTTTGGATTCGGCGAGAACCAAAAAAACATAGATACTTTTACATATTGGATAAAAAGAATAGAAAGAAAATATTGAATAGTATAAAACATCCCCTACAACCTTATCCAAAGGTAAGTGAAATTATTGCGGAAGAGATACACAAATTAGAACCTATATCAAATGAAAATTGAAGGTAAGGAATACTGTGATATTTCTAAATATTACCTAAAACCCACAAATAAAGAAATTGTTTATGATATTATTGTAAATAAACATTACGCTGGTAGGTGGACAGGGGCTTCTTTAATTTTGGGCATATATGAAAAGGGAACTGATTTACATTCATTTTTTGATATTGTATCTGATAGATTGGTTGGGTGTATTATTTATGGTTCTCCTGTTGCGCGGCATGGTGTAAAATCAATATCGCCCATATTAGATTTTGATGCGGTTTGGGAACTTAAACGATTATGGGTTGAGGATGGATTGGGTTCTAATATAGAATCATATTCAATATCACAAAGTATTAAATATATAAAGAAAAACCATCCAAACATTAAAGTGTTAATATCATATGCAGACCCAACCGAAAACCATATAGGGTTGGTATATAGAGCAACTAATTGGTTATATCAAGGAAATGAAGTATCGCACAGCGGAACAATGTATCAATATCGGTTTACTAACAATGAACAATGGTTATCACCTCGTGCTATGAACAATAAAATAGGTGTATGTGGATTGGGAGATGTATTAAAAATATATCCTGAAATAGAATATAAACCAATAGAAAGAAAGCATAGATATTTATATTTTACTTGTTCAAAAACAGAAAAAAAGAAGATAATCAAACAATTAAAACATCCAATTATATCAAATGAAAATTGAAGGTAAGGAATACTGTGATGTAACCCGTGTTAGGGTACATCCAATTGCTAAATCAATAGCAAAGGATATTATTGTAACCTATCACTACACTCACGCATGGACAATGTGCCGATATGCTTTCGGGATATTTTATAGGGGTGATGAAAACGATGTATTCGGTAATTCAGAAAAGTTGATAGGATGCGCAATCTACGGATTTCCGGTCGGTGCGAAAGCAGCAACCTCAATTTGTGAGGGGTTATCCAAAGATAATGCATTAGAGTTGACCCGATTATTTGTGCATGACGGGTATGGTTCAAACATTGAAAGTTATGCTATTGGGCAAACATTCAAATGGTTCAGAGAAAATGATAAGGAAATCAAACTATTAATATCTTATGCTGATAACGGTATGGGGCATTTGGGTGGTATTTATAAGGCAACTAATTGGCGATACGAGGGAATTTCTAGCGACCTTGCTTTGATGCCGAACTACGGGATATCTTTGACAGAAAACCCATATAAGTGGATACATAGTAGAACAGTATTCAGTAAGTGGGGTAGTAATAATTTAGACCACTTAAAACGAGAAATTGGTAAAAGCGGGTATAAGGAATTTTGGAGAAGGCGTGAGCCCGAAAAACACCGATATATACAAATACTTGCTCAAAACAAGAGGGAACGGCGAGATATGCTAAAACGAATGAAGCACGAAGAATTTCCGTATCCAACGGAGGTTGCTGCATATGATTACCCCATTGAACATCATCTAACATATCTACCAGAAGAGAGTATAGAGACACACTTTTGGTGACCGTCCAATAAATTGGACACTTTTGGGTAAAAATGTGGATAAATTTAACCTAAATTTAATATAAAAGGCTTGGAAATATGGGGTTTCTTTCGTATCTTTACTATGTAAGTTAAAAAAACCCCTTATATTATGGAACTACAAAGTTTGGAAGGTAAAGTTGTCGCAGTGACCATCCCAGTCAATGGTAAGGATTACACTATGAACCTAAAGGTTTGTAGGGTAAAAGTCCGCTCATTATTGTTTATTGAGGTAAATCGTGAGGAGCGTAAAAACATTTTCCGTAAAGCACCTATTAAAATGGTAGCCGGATTTACCGAAGATAGTATTACCTTTAAGGAAAAAACCCAACTCAAAAAATGGGAAAGTGGATGGGATAGTATTGGGCAGGTATCACCAATGGTTGCTGTTAATTACGGTCGGAGGGCTTTCAGTAATCACTCAAAGGGTTGGAGTTCATCCGCACCACAATACAACAATTATAATGGTGTAATCGTTAAGCAACCTAAAGGGGCATCGCATGATGCATTGGTTGCTGGGTTGGTAGCTAAAAATTCTAACCCATTACCTTCAACCACCAATTCTCGCGCCGGATTTCCTATGGTATAATTTGGAAATATCGGATTTCTTTTGTATATTTGTATGAATAAAAATTGAATTTATAAAATAATAAAGTTATGAAAAAAGTTGTAGAAAACAAAATAAAACGAAAACCTTGGATACACATATGTAATTATGAGGGGTTTTCGGAATTAATAGCCTCTTTAAGTGTAATTAAATACTTAGGTAAGAAGAGTAATTTTCAAATTCCACCAATAGGAGAAAGTGAAGTAAAATCATTTTTTGATGATATTAAAAAGATTCACCAATTTAGTATCAATAATGATATTCAGATGCCAATTGAAGTGGATGGTATGATTGAATTTGAAACCATTCTAAACCATTATCAATCGGATACCTTTCTTGATATGGGTGTTGAGTATATTTTATCAAAGAGTTTTTTCAAAAAATATGATGAACAACGAATCCGAAATGTGAGTACGGATAAGATAAAAGATAATTTTAGATACGCCATTTTGAGAGCGTTTAATGCGGCTCACGCTAATATTTTTCCATTTGGTGTACGATTGGAAAATCCAAATACTGCTATTGAAGCTTACGATAGAAGTAATCTAACTGAATTTTCTATTATAAATTTAATATCCAAACTAAATTCCAAGTTTTCAAATATAACAACAAAAGAATATAGCAAATTAAAATCAAAAATTGGCTTGGATGTTCTAAAAAAATCAGACTTAATTGAAGTTATAGAGCAAATTAAAGAAGAATTTGGCAATTATTATCCAACGCAATTGGATACTTTATTAGATGATATTGAAGATGACGCCGCTTCATCTACATATAATATTATTGATTGTATTGGTAACGAAGGTACTGAAAATATCATTGAAAAACATCAAATGGTTCACATCGTAATTGGACCACATGCTATTATTTCAAAGGAGTTAGAATCTCTAAATAATAGAAATAATAATTGGGTAAACATTAATTATTTATTTCAAAAGGTAAAACAACGATTCGACATCTCTTTTGTAAATGAGGCTAAACTATCTTTGGTAAATAGTAGTTATACCGAAACTTTAAATTACTTTAAGTATTTAATTGATAAAGCACCTGAGTACGCATTAGTACCAGTTATGGCTTTAGATAGTTTTTCAAAGAATGATTTTAAAGAATCAAACGATGATAGATTAGAGAATTACAAAAATCTTGCTGATTTAATGGAAGGTAAGAGTCTTGATGGGCTTTCTAAATACGCCAATGGATTGAAAGAGTTACCTCAATTTAAATATGAATTAATTAATGTATGTTTTACTGATTCGGCATTGGAAAATTGGAAAGAATATAAGAAAAAGCTTAACCAACTTAAAAAGGTTTTAAAGAAATTAAAGAGTAAAGCTTTATCAACTCAAAGTGATGAACTAAAAATACTTGCCCCATCTAAAATAGATGGATTATGTTCTGATAAGTTTGGATATAATACATATGTTGTATTGGCTTTATTATTTGCTGGAGATGGTAAAACGATTAAAAATTCGGATGATAATGTTGAAAAAGCATTGGATTTGTTTTTAAATACTTTCTTTGGTAATGATGTATTTGTTGTTGATGAGTTGAATAATACATATACAATTAAAGATTCTGAGTTCTTAAAGTTGTTACAAGATACCGATTCGGATGGATATGGTAATTTTT